ACAACCAAGTGTCAACATACCTTCGGGGAAGAAAGCAATGATAGAGATACGTTCAGCTGTTGGGTCGTCTAAGATAAGTTCAGTATTGCCGTGTAAGCCAGCCATGTTATTAACGAACAATAAATCACCTGGACGAATGTTACAAGCATAACCAATTTCAGGGAAAACAAGATACGCACCTCTATAATTATCAGAGTTACTAAACACGCAGATATTAGCGAAACCATCATCCATGTTTGCGGGGTCATAGTGGGCTGCAGTTCTGAAGTTACGGTTTACAGTAATTGTACTGAATGGAGTATTTGGAACCAAGAAGCGTTGATCAACTTTATCAGCTGCAGCTTTCTGGTTACCATAACGCCATGGTAACAATTCCTCAAACGCTTTTGCCAAGTGTTGGAGATATGGGTAAGACTTCTTGAACTTATCGAATTGCTTCTCAGTGTAAGAAGTAGCACGACCATAAGGGATACGTGGGTAACGATCGTACCAACCAGCGATACCTGAGTTAACAGGGTTAGCATAAGTTGTCTTGGAGATTAGATTGTCTTCAACCCAAGCTGCGTCAGTTGATGCTTCGGCAGCAGGTTTACGACGAGTTGTCTCAACCCAGTCATCAAAGTGGAATGCAGCGTCAGCAACAGAATCACGGAGCCACACTTGAGCACGGTTAGATGCTTGGTCACGACCTTCGGCATATTTAGTTTGGATAGCTTCAATTGGGTCTTCGCCTAATAAGTTACCAGATCCCTTCTTGAAGGCTTCAATGATATCCCATTGATACGCTGTAACCCAGTCGCGACCTTGCAATTTCTCACCACGTGGACCAGCAGCTGTACCACGGTTTTGTGTTTCAGTAGCTGCGTCACGTAGACCTTCGTAAGCAGACTGAACCATTTCATCGCTGAAGTAATTCTTACGGAATTTGAAAACGATGTTCTTTTCGTTTAGAGCAGACTTACAGTTACCGCAATCTTTGTCGCAGTTAGGGTCAGACAAATCAGTGGAACATTGTGGTGGAAGGTACAAGTCCATATCGCTTTCAACTAGCGTATGGTAGTGACGTTCATCCAACCAAGTACCAACTAAGTCTGGGCGTGGTACAACCTCTGGTGCTTGAAGCACAACTACCTTCACATTTCTACCAGCATCTACACTCATATCCATTCTCCTTAAAATTTAAATCCGCTAAAATCGCCTGTCTTTTGCATACGTGAACCAAAGTCGCTCTTATCGAACACTGGTTTATCATCTTTCATATGCCCGTTATCAGCCAGACCTTCTTGCGCAGACGCTTCAACATCATATAGTTTCATTTTGCTACGATCAATACCAACAACAAAACGCTTGTAGTAGTTGGGGTCATTATAACGGTTCTTCAGTTGTTTAACAATAATCTGATTCAGGTTTTCAAGTTCTTCACTTGATACTAACGCAAACATAAAGTCAGCGGTAGCAGGCAAACCAAACGATTCTGAAGTATCTTCAAGTCCTGGGTCAGAGTTACCATAACCAGAACGAGTCGTTTGTGTTGCTGAAACAATCGGTACATTATACTCAACTGCCAAACCACGAAGCTCTTCTGCAATAGACTTTACCAACGTATACGAATTAACGTTAGAACCAGCCTTCATCCTTTGCGAGGAACAAATATTTAGATAATCTATAAACACGATATCTGGAACAAATTCACGTTTCAATTTTAGTTCTTCAAGCAAAGCACGGAAGTGACCAGCATGAGCAGAAGCAGTTGGGTATTCCTTGACGATTAACTTGCCTTGGGTTTTCTTCTTCAGTTTCTCAATGCGTGATTCGTAGATGTCTTTATCAACAACCTTCAGTTCGTCCATGGTAAGGTTCAGCAAGTTCGCATCAATACGTTCAGCGATACGTTCTTCTGACATTTCCATAGTAATGTACAACGCATTGTTACCAGCTTGTAAAGCGCCAGCAGCAACGTGACACATGAACAAAGACTTACCAACACCAGTACCAGCCAAAGCGATGTTCAGAGTTTTTCTGGACAATCCACCTTTGGTGATTTTGTTGAACATATCAAGGTCAAAAGGAATCTTCTCCTCGACACGATGGTAGAAGTCATAGCGTTCGGCGAAGTCGTCAAGGTAGTCGTGACCAACGTGACTATCAAAAGAAACGGCAAGAGCGTCAGATAACAAATGAGGAATAGCATCTTGTGAATGTTGAGGATCTTTACCCTCAAAGATTTTGATTGATGACATGATCGCCAGATAAACTGCACGATCCTTACAGAACTTCTCAGTAGACTCAAGTAACCAGTCTTCGTTGACTGGTGTTCGCACTAAGGTGCCCAGAAGCTCACCAACATCCGCCACTTCTTTGTCAGTGATGCCTTTAGCGTTACTAACTTCAATTGCTAGGATTTCAGGTGTAGCTGGTTTATTGTACTTGTTAAAGAAGTCAATAATCTGTTGCATGACGACCGACTCTTTTCGGTCACCAAAATACTCACGCTTTAAGAATGGAATGACTTTGCGGCAATAGTGTTCATCATGAATTAGGTTAGTCAGAATTTGTTGTTCTATTCTCATCAGTTCCGCCAGTGTATACTATATTATTTTTCAACAGGTTGTCTTCAAGTAGGTCGATTAGAATATCGCCAATGTGATTTCTAAACTTGGTAGGATCTACATCATCTACAGGGTTCTCTTGAATATCATACTCAAACTGAACCCTGAGATGGTCATCCTCTTCAAGCAACCGAACTCTACCGTAGGTATAAATTATACCTGAATATTCTTTGGAAGTCAACTTAATTAGCTGATTCCCATTTGTATCCTCGTCCAAGAGTTCGTATTGCTTAATCATTCGTCGTGATCCATTGCTGCAAGTTCAGCATCAATTGACTCGTCGCTAACCATATCGACAGTTCCAATTGTATACTTTTGCTTTACAAAATCATAGAATGACTTTTGAGTCAACAAAGGCATCCAGAAGTCTTTGGTATCTGTATCTTTGATACGATACTTCTTGTCTTCAACTACGCCAGTCTCCATGTCTACTTTCGAATACCAACCATTGCTAGGCTTGATAACGTGTCCTGATTCGAGTGCAAGATCAAGTAGACCGCTCCACTTGCTAATGCCGCCGTCAAAAGATACGCTGACAGGGATTTTAGATTTTTCTTTAACATAACGACTTTTCTCTACGTTGATAATGAAGTTGTAACCAACGACTTCAGTGCCTTCTTTTTCTTGTTGACGACCCAAGATAAAGATATTATCGGCAGAATAGTAAGAACCTGTACCACCACCAACGATAGCTTTAGGGTACAAACCGATTTCCATGTATGTGTGGTTAACAACAACGCATGGGATATCTTTAAGAGTCAAGTGAGGTGTGACCATACGGAACAACGACTTCATCTGTTTAGCACGGCTCATATCCGCAACAGACTTACCATCCAACGCATCTTCAACTTCTTTCTTAGAAGCCAAGTTACCGATAGAGTCAATGACGATAATCACTCGGTCGCCACGCTCAATGTTATTCAATTGCTGCATAATGTCAAACTTCAATTGTTCAACGTCAGTAATTGGAGTATGCAATACACGGTCAGTATCAATACCGAAGGCATCGAAGTATGATTGTGGTGTACCGAACTCAGAGTCATAGAACAAGACAACAGCGTCTTTGTATTTGTCCTGATAGGCTTTAGCCATCAACAAACTGAACGCAGTCTTAAAGTGTTTCGATGGACCAGCCCACATAGTAAGACCTGGTGTCAAACCACCGTCGAAACGACCAGACAACGCAACGTTGATAACTGGAATAGAAGTTGGAACCATATCCTTCTTAGTGAAGAACTTAGAAGCAGAAAGGATAGATGTATCCTTAATTGTGGAGTTCTTTTTAATCTTATCAAGTAAGCTCATATTATTCACCTTTCATAAATTTTAACACGGCAGCTTCGTTCATGACGCCAGAAACTCGACGTTGTTCTGCACCCTTTTCATCCACAAGAACCATTGTAGGGACGCCACGGATACCATATTGCTTGGCCAACTCCATGTTCTCGTCAATATCAACTTCTTCCAACTGCATTGGGAGATCTCCCATATCACCAATAACGGTGCTCAATGCTTTACATGGAGCACACCATGATGCGCTAAATTTTAATACTTTCATATTTTTCCTTTGTGTCTTTATCCGAAGAAGTCTTCGAGCGACGCTGTTTCTTCAGCACGCCAGTTCAACGGTTCAATAATTGTCTTTAATGGTTCTACAAATGTTTTGTCAAATTGTGTGTCGTAATCAATATAACGTTCTAGATTGAACTCCTTTGGTAGTTCTGAGATGAACGCAATAACGTTTTCGTGATAAGGGTTAGGCATCTTAAGATAGACAAACTTAATCTTATCACCTTCACGAATTAATGGATACTTCTTGTCTAGTCCCATTTTCTTAACGTAGTGATTATATAGCAAGGCTGCGCGAACAGCCATTGGTGTACCCTTCTGGTAAATCGGAGAACCAGAGTACTGCTTCAAACCAGACACGCCACGAGGGAATGCGATAGCCTGAACAGGGAACTTCTGAAACTCACTCTTGTAACCAGCAATGTATTGTTGTACAACTTTCTCGTTACCTTCAAGAATAACCTTAACGGACTTCTTGAGTTCGTCACGGATAACTGATGGCGTTGAAGAACGTACCATAGCCAAGCCAAGAACTTTTAGCTTTGGAGTGGCATACTGAACACCTTCAGAGTTGTGTACGTTCAAAACGTAGTTCTTCTTGGCAATCCAAATACCTTTGTCAGCTAGAACTTCTCGCTTCATAACCATCTTCTGGGAATAAGCGTTCATGTACTCAGCCAACTTTTGGTAAGTGTTATCAATGAATGGTTGGAAGATTTCTTCGCATACCTTATCCATGTATTTGATTTTACCGTTGTCGTCTTTATCACCAGCAAAGTGTTCAACCAACTGTTCCATAGTCAAATAGATCGAGTCAGTATCAATAGCGATAACAAAGTCTTTACCTTCGGTCTTGAGAATCTTATTCATGTAGCGATTGAACTCGTTAGCCATCCATTGAATAGACAACTGACCAGACAATGTAATACCTTCAGCCATACGAATATCGAAGTAACGGAAGTATGCATT